GATGTCATTATCTGCAGTACCTGTTCTACCTTCAGACTTCATAAGTCTGTCAGCAGTAAACTGAAGCGCAGAAGGAATAATTAATTTCATTCCTCTAGCCGCAATTTTTAGGCCTCTTTCATCAGTCATAGCTGCGATGTCAATCAAAGCTGTTTCTAATGAAGTTTCGTTTAAGTCAGCTGCAGTTGCTAATTCATTACTGAAAGTTCCAGCAATAGTTGGGTGATCTGTAGCAAATAATGCTACTCCGTCACCACCAGCAAAGTTTGCATTGAAACCATTGTTCAATACGGCTGCTGCTTTAACTTGCTTAGTGTTTGCCATAGATCTTGCTAACGCTTTTGTATATCTAGACGCAAGTCTGTCATACAAGTTATCTTCGATAGCTTCTTCTGTAATTGCAAACGCTAATGCGATTGTTTCGTTAGTGTAACGTGCTGTGAAAGTTTCTTGTGCATCGTCGAACTGAACGCCTTGGCCTTCAGGTTTAACTGACGCATTTGCAAAACCAGATAACATAACTTCTTCTTCGAAAGCTCTGTCAGATGATTCTGTGTCAAAAATTTCAGCATGCTCGTTAGCATACGATTTGTACTCTAGTCCGAATAAAGCATTCAAACCAGGTTCTAGTTCTTTAACTAGTTGTGCTCTTGATATAGCCATAGTTTATTTCTCCTTATTCGCTATTAGTTGTACAATGCTGAGGCTGGTTGAATAATAACAACAACTTGAGCGCCTGCAGTTAGCAGATCGTCTTGTTCTTCGATGTTAGCATTTCTTACCAATCTAAACATTCCATTTGTATCACTTGCGCCGTTAGTCGCTACTGAAAGAGTAATTCTAGACAGTCCGTCTATAGCGTCGCTATCAACTTCATCAATTGGATTGAAGAAGTTGCTACTGTTCAATAATGCTTGAGCTGCTGCGGCAGAGCCGGCAAGAGCTGCATTTAATCTTACAGTATATTCTTGTGAAGGGTTAGTATTTGCAAAGGCAGTGATATTATCATTACCTGTGTTGTAGTCTTTACTTGTTGTAACGCCAGCAACAACTGAGTTTGCAAAAGTTGGTTTTCCAGTAGAGTCAATATAAAAAGCTCCGTTGAAAACACCAGCAATGCCACCAGTTGCACCTGAGTTATTTGCCCAACTAGCACCGCCCGTTAATCCATCATCCATCGTTGCTTGCGCAGCGTTTTGAAGGAATCCTTGGTTACCTGTAGATTGTATATTTACAGGATCACCTTTAAACGTAGACTTGCCAGGAGCAGTTTGAATTTGAAATTCAGATTGACCACCTGTAGCTGGAGTATTTCCAACTGTCATAGTCTGTCTAAATCCAAAACCTTTTCTTACTGATTGTAACATAGTTTTTTCCTTTTTTGTGTACCTGCCCCGAAGGGCCTCCAGTACGGTTTTAATTTATTTTGTTGGACTTAGAAATTGTTACAAGACTATTTCTTTGTACCACCAAAAGTTACACGAGTTTGCCTTTCACTATTGATCGGCATACTTGGGTGCTGGTCCTTCAAAAGATCGTTTTTAATGGCATCATCTTTATCTTGAGTTTGCCTGTCGTAATAAGCTTCAATTTGCTTTGCGATCTCTTCTGGTATCTTAGCCAGCAATAAGCCTCCTACTCCAATAACTCCCGCGTACTTACCTGTGGTTTCAGTTGGAAAATCTTGATCTGGATAATCTTCAGCTCTCACTAATTCGTATCCTTCTCTTAAAGATGCCGCTACGTTTTTCGTATCATTGAAACCCATAGTTTCAGCTCTAATCCATCTGTGTCTATACCCTTCAGGTGGTTCGGGTGCATCGAGTGATGAGGGTGGAGTCCAAGTTTTTTTAGCTGTTGATTTAGCCCTTGTTTGACTCGCACGTGAGGTTTTAATATCTTCGTTTTTCATTTTATGCTCCTTCCGTGATTTTTAATTGTTTTGCATAATCTTCTAATGGCACGCCTAATCTTTTAGCAATTGCTACCTGTGATGGCGAGAGTCTCACAGTTTTACTTTTGCGTCCTGTTGAGCTCGAACGTCTAGCTGAAGCTACATTTTGAACAGGTTTTGTTCTTTCTGTAGTTGAATCATCTATCTTATCAAATTTGTGGGGGAATTCAAGTCTTATTCTTGAGTCCACTTCTTGATAATATTCGTCAGATTGAGGATCATATCCTTCATCTTCTACAAGCTTTTTATGTAGATCAAAAGCAGTATGAGTCATAGCTGAATCACTACCAAACCAAGTATTCTCCTTAGCCCAAGCTTCTGCTTTAGGATCAGTTTGTTGTCTTCTTGGTATAGGTGCTTGATATACAGGTTTTTCTTGTTTAGGTGCTTCTTCATTAAGTGTTTTTAATGCCCCTAATCTAGATGCATCTTGTGCAAGTCTAGCTATTTGTTCTTGAGCTTTAACTTGACCATCAACATCTCCTGCTTCAATAGATACTTTTAATGCTTGTCTTGCAGCATCCATATTTGTAGTAACTCTTGATTCAAACTCTTTTACATAAGATTTATCTAAAGTAGAAAGTTTAGATTCCATTCTATCTTTATCTAATTTAGCAGCTTGAGCAAATTGAACAGCTTCTTCTCTTTGTCTTTCTGCTTCTCTCATTTTACGAGTTAATTTAGCAATACGTTTTTGAACGCCATCACTATAATCTTTTAACTCATCTTTATCTTCTTTTTTTTCGAGTTTAGTTTCTCTTTCGTTTTCAAAAGATTTATCTTCGGCAGGTACTTGTTCTACCTCAATCTTTTCTTCTACAACTTCCTCTTGTTTTACCGGTTCTCCTTTATCATCAAAATTAATATCAGCGCCGACTGTTTCGCCAACGTTTACTAATTCTTCAGATGCTTTTTTTGTTTCTTCTGGCATAGTTCCTTCCTATGTTAAATTAAATGAAGAATAGATTCTGGATCTGCAACAGTTCCTAGAACTTCATCATCGTTAAGTAATCGCACTTCTCCACCTTCAATTGGTAATCTTGAACCCGCATAACGTGCGAAGATAACCCAATCTCCTTTTTTGCACCAAGGCTCACCAAATTTATCTTTATCCTTGTATGCTAAATCTCCCATCTTTAAAACATAACCACAAGTGGTTGCTATTCTAGCTTTGTCTAAAGATTCTTGAGAAAATAATATTCCGCCTTTTGTTTTTTCTTTTGGTGTAAAAGGTAGAACTAAAATTCTATAACCAACAGGTGTTGGTAATTGATCAACAGTTTCTGTTCCTAAATTGTCTGGATGTAAAGGCTCTTTGGCCTCTCCTATATTTCTAGCTTCTTCTTTGTTTTCTTCTTCGTATTTTTCTTGAAGTGCTAATTTAATTTTTGGCGCTTCTGTCTTTTCCGTTTCCGATGTCGATAACGTTTCCTTGTTCATCTTTTTGCTCCTTAGGTTTTAGCAGGTTAGAGATTTCCTGTAGTGTTAATTGTATAGCGTGTGCTTGTCCTACTGCATAACGATATTTCTCCATATTGTCAACCCCGCCTGCTAGTATTGAATCACCTATTTGTTGTAATCTTTCACCTAAACTTTTTTGTAGTTTAGTTACTATTGTCATGTCGTCCATTACTCTTCTCCTTGTTGTTCTCGAAAATCTTCTAACACTTCAAGTTTTTCTTGAGCTGTTGCAATTTTTTCGAATTGTTTATCTACTTCATCAATATGTTGTGGATGTTCTCCAATACCTACTGAATTTTCTAAATATATTTTAACAGTTGCATCTGCTTCTGCAATCTGAGCTTCATACCTTGCTGCTAATGCGTCTAGTATTGCTCTTTTCATTAGCAATTCCATTTTCTAAGTGATTTAGATAATCTATCATCACCTGTATTATTACTAGGCTTTTGTCTTTTACGCATTCCGGTCATCCTCGCGCAGAAGGACTTACGTCTTTTTGCAGCTTTAGATCCTTTTTTTAATTTTGATGGTTTAGTTGTAACAGCAGTTTTTAATTTTGATCCTGGGTTTGCAGCTCTATAAGATGCAACACCTTTTTTATTTAATCCACCTGATTCTGATTTACCTTCTTTACGTTGCCATGCAGCAGTCTTACCACCAGATTTAAAACCTGGAGCGTCAATCATTTTACCGTAATATTTTTTTAAACTTGGGTTTGAAACTTTAGTCCCACCTAAATTACCTTTTATATAACTACCAGTGTATTTGGTGTTCGGCATTTTCATAAATTAAACTTGCCAGTGAATTTTTCCACATGTAGTACATTCTAATGGTGAGTAATTTTGTTTAGGTTTTTTTTCTACACATTTACATCTTTTACCAAAGATTTTATCTACAAGTTTTTTAAATAATTCTTTCATTACTTTAACTTCCTTTTATTTCAAAAATAGTTTGATCTAATTTTGCTTTAGACGCTTTTGTTTTTTGTTTTGCAATGGCTAGTTTACTTTTAGTTTTTTCTAATTTTGTTTTTGGAACATTAGGTTTAACTTTATTAATAACTTCTGTGCCAGTAGTTTTTTGTTTACCAAGAAGTTTTCGGCCAGCTTTAAAAGCTGCTCCTAAACCTCTTAATGCTATACCAGCTGCTCCAGCCATTATTTTTTAAAACCTTTTAAAGTTTTAGCTAGTCTTGCTCTTTGTCCTAACTTGCCACCTTTTTTAGCGGCAGCATTTAGTTTTTTTGCAGGGATCTTTTGACCTTTTTTAACGCCTAAAGATTTTCTCAATGACCCTGGTTTTTTGATTGCTTTTTGAATCCAATCTTTAGCCATAATTAGTCTTTCATAGAAATCATAAAAGTAGGTCTGCTTCTCATAACCTTACCTTGACCTCTACCCATTACTCTTCCTCCATCAGCTTTAAGTTCTCTTACGATTCTTTTCTTTTCAGCTTTTAGATTTCTTGCGCCTTTTCTAGTGTCAGCTTTTTCAGAATCAACTCTACCAAGCTCTTCAAGTCTATTTTCTCTTCGAGTGTTCGTATGTTTAGAACCTCTCATATCTGATTTTCTTTCCAATTTTCTTACTGGCATAATACTACCTATTTATCTTTCCGCTTTTTTTAGCTTTAGAACCAAATTTTCCATAAGACTCATCTCTGCTAGCTTTTAACTGTGCAGGAGTTCTTTTCTTTTTGATTCTCATTGCGATAGACTCATCTTTTCTATCTTTGTATCCTTGTTTCTTTTTAACTTTTCCACCTTTTTTCATGCCTGAACTTCCATATGGAAATCTAACATTTGATCTTACTCCGTTTTGTCTCATTT